ATCCCGGGTAGCGTGCGCCTGCGCGACTCGGGAGGCGAGACTCAAAACAGAACGCTAAACATGTAGATCTGCCCGGCGAAGGCTTGCGGACGCGGGTTCAATTCCCGCCAGCTCCACCATCCAAGACAACGCCACACAACGGAGAACCCGATGTGTGGCGTTTTTTCTTGCCCGCTCGTTGCCTTGTGTTGCCCTGAAATTCACACCGGAATCACACCGGATTCACACGGGCTCAGTTCACCGCCTGGAGCGTGGCCCGGGGCTTCTGGTAGTCCTCGCGGATGAACTTCCCGTAGGTGCGAAAGACCATCTCCACATCTTCGTGGCCCAGTTGCTGGGCGACATACCACGGGTTGGCACCGGCGGTCAGGATCGAAGAAGCGTAGGTATGCCGCACCTGATAGGGGTTCCGGTATGGGATGCCGGAACGCTGCATGATGGGCATCCATGCGGTCTTGCGCACCTGGGCATCAGTTGTCCACGGCTCGAGCGTCCGAGGGTTGAGCCAAACCCGTGCGCCGCGGAGCATGCTGTAGGCCTTCTGTGTTCGCAGGGCCTCCATGGCCTCGAAGTTCAGGTCGACGCTGCGGATGCCTGCGGCCGTCTTTGGTGCCTTGAGCACACCCACGACCTGGTTTTGCTCGATCCGGGCCGTTGCCTTCTCCCAGTCTATGTGTCTCCATTCGAGGGCCTGCAGTTCGCCCGGCCTCAGACCAGTGTTGAACCAGAACTGAACCATCGGCCGCTCATCGTCTCTGCACGCCAGCAGGATCTGCTCCCGCTCCGCCTGAGTGAAGGGCTGGATCACATAGTCGCTTGCCTTGCTCGTCTGGCGGATGAGCTTGGTGAGCGCGAGCCGATCGAAGGGATTGAACTCGACTAGTCCGTCGTTCAGCGCATCTTCAAACACGCTGCGCAAGGGAATCAGCATGTTCCGGATAGCCTTGCTGGTGCAGTCCATCCCGCTGATCCACTCCCGGAGGGCGGAAGGCGTGACTTCATGGAGCTTGAGGCCATGCCATCGCCGCATGCGCTCCCCGCTGATGCTTTTTTCGTAGCCACGGAATGTGGCTGGCGACATCTTCCCGTTCTCGACCTGCTTGCGGTACAGCTCCAATTGCTTCACCAACATCTCTTCCATCAGGCAGGAAAGCGGATATGGCGCGCGGGCCTTCGCACTGGCCGGGAAGTACTCGGCATACGCAAACGTGCCATCTGTGATTTTGCGCCGGATCTCAGCGCGCAGGTTTGCTGCGTACTGGATGCTGCCCTTGTTGACCGGCCCAGGGGGTAGCAGTTCGCGGCATTGCTGCCCGTGCCACGAGAACGCGATCTGAATTCGAGCGCCCGTGGCCATTTCCCGGACTGTCACGCCTGCCGGAGTTGATGGAGCTGGTTTTTTATCCACTGATCTGCTTCCTTTACGTTTACATAGAGGTGTCTGCCCACGACGCCGCAATGCGTGCCATCCAGCCAAATGCCGGCGCGACGGCGGTTATGGACGGTCATCGGCGTGATGCCAGTCATTTCCTTGTATTTCGTGGCAAGCACCCAATCCGCGCCCTGGGATGGCACGGTATTTCCTGGGGCGCAAGGTTCTGTAACTGTGTGTTTCATGTAATCCACCGAATTTGGGGCTCAAAACGGGTTCTTTCCGCGCACCCTGGGTTGATTTATCCAAGTGAAATGTGGCGGCGTACCGGCATTGAGGTATTGAGTCCAGATCGTCTGTCCAGCGTGGCAACGTTCGTGCCGACCAGGCAAGACGCCAGCTGCGCAACACTGGGGACACGCAAAGTGATGGGTCAGGTAGGCTTTGTCAGCGGCCTCCCAGGAGTCGCGTGGTGTTGTCATGGCAGCGTGTACGCCCGGAAGTGCTCGCGCGGCCGAGCGAACACGGCCGGATGCATGAACAGTCCTTGCGGGGTCCGGAAGCAAGAAGGCAACTGGCTCTCCACGCGCACAGCGGCCCAGCGTCGGCGGCGCTTGGCGATTGGGTGCCGGCGCAGCTCCCAGGCCACATGCACGGTCACTGCATATGGAGTCTGGAATACCGGCACCCCGTTGAAGGTGCTGAACTGGTTGATGTTCATTGCGAGCCCAGAAATGAGAAACCCCGCTCAAAGGCGGGGCTGGTTGATTGGAGGGTGGTGCGAGCTACGCTCGCCAGAAACGGACATGTTCATGGTTCGTCTTCGATCAATGGCCCATCGCTGAAACCCCACAAGATTCCATTCAGGGTGATTGAATAGGTCTGAGCCCATCCGATCCTGCGGTCATGCCGCATGTAGTAGGGGATCACCTTCACGTCGCAGTTGGCGTCTGCGTGTGTGTGAGTCCTGATGCCGTCGGCGCTCGCTGGTATGCGACTCGCCTCAGCCATGGACTCTTTTAGACCGCCTCGATGAGGGCGGACCAGGAACTGCGGGCAAGCCGGAGTTGTCATGGCAGCCACCAAACGGTCCTGTCCGGTCCCGACGCCAAATCCCAGCCGCCGAGCCACTGATGAGGCAAGGAGCGCTGGATCGCCGCCACATCGGCGGACAGGCGCATTTCGGCGACGTGCCGGGCTGCCGCCGCTTCGATGGTGCTGGCCACGGCCTCGCGGGCCTCGCGCTCCAGGCGTGGGAGAAAGTCGGCGCGCTGTGCTTGCAGCAGGCGCAGCCCGGCCAGTAGGTCTGGATGCAGCGCCAGGCAATCGTCTGCAGGGTCCAGGATTTCGTTACGCTCCCAGCAGATCACGTAGCACATGCCGCCGATCACGCGGTTGGTGAAGCCAGGCGCGCGATCCAGGAGGCTGTCAAGCACGTCGTAGAGGCGGCGCAGGTGCTTGCGGTCATCAGGATCGAAGTAGGTGGCGTCCTCGCCCCCATCCCATGGGCAGTACCCGCTGGAGAGGTCGTTCATCAGGGAGAGCAGTTCCCCGGCCGCGTCGATGTCGCGTTCGCTGGGCCTGGCGATCTTCATGATGATCCTTCGACAACAGCTTGAGCGCCCTCCAGCACCCTGGACACGCGCAGCCACTCGGCTTCGACAATGGGGCCTTGGCTGCAGATGGTGGAATCGAGAAGCTTGCGCTGTTCGTGGTTGATAACTTGGAGCGCGTGGACCGCACGCGCCATCGTGGTCACTACATCCAGCAGGCCGAGCATGTCGCTCGGGTTGACGCAGACGCACTGCCCACTGCCTTCGGCGGCTTTGGAGAGGTCGCGTAGGCGCTGCAGTTCCTCTTTGGTCATGACAATCCTCCGGTGATGCCGTGGGCGACCTCGCCGTGGCGAATGCCGTTGATGAAGTCCGCTCGACTCTCGGCGGATGCACCCAAGTAGCCGGCCTCGGCCATCAGCTCATCCACGCGCGCGGGCGGCAGTGGGCCGGTGGCCTTGGATGTGAGCGCGGCGCGGCCCTCGTCAGTGAGGTGCAGGCGAGTGACGCGCACGGGACCGCCTGCGACTACCTCGCGCCGGGCGATGAGCGGATTGGGCCTAGGGATGATGCCGAGCGCCGTCTCAATGGCAGCATCGGCGCAATCCCAGACCTGGTGCTTGTGGTCAACGTCTTCGAGCGCGTGGCCGCATCGGTCCTCATGCTCTCGCATGACATCCCAGATCGCGCGGGCGACATCGGAACGCAGCCTCAGCCGGTCGTCATCGCTCAGCGGCAGCGGCTTGCGCGCCTCCAGCTCATCCGTCTCGGCGCGCTTGAGGATGCTGTTCTCGCTGGCCAGGTCCAGGGCATCCATTTCCAGCTTGTGGACCTGTGCGAGCAGGCGCTCGTTCTCGGCATGCAGCCGCTTCATTTCACGGCCGGCTGCCTCGACATCGCCCAGGCGCATCTGGTGCCAGGCGCCTTCGTTGAGCCAAGCGGCCAAGCGCAGGGCCTCGGGATGGGGTGTTGGTGCTGTGGTCACGGGATCTCCCATGTCAGTTCGTGGTATCGGTCAGCCGGATGCTCAGCGAGACGCCATAGCCTTCCAGCCCCTCGATTCCTGCGGCGCCTGAGTGCGCGATGAGCTCGGCGGCTGCAAGAATGGCGGCTTTTTCGAGTTGCTCGCGTTTGACGTTCCAGTCACTGTCTGCGGGGCCGAAGACGTCGGCAGGTAGAGAATTTGCTGTGGTCACGGGGTCTGTCCTTTCTCTGCGTCCTGCTTCCGGCGCAGTTCGCGCAGGCCCTCTGCCGCATAGGCCAATGCGCGGGCACTGCGCAGGGCGTTACTGATGAGGGCCTCCGCTTCGCGCTTGAGGTCGCGGACGATATGGCGCTCGGGATGGTCGATGATCACGCCTTCGTCGATGGCAGCCACTGCTGCCAGCGTTTCTACTGCCAGGTCAGCCAGGCTTTGCTGTGTCATGCCGGTCCTTTCTGCTGCGCCTGGGCGCGCTTCAGGCGCCACTTGATCTGGCGGGCATAGATGTTGTCAGGGGCATGCTCCACCGCGCCCTCTCGCATCATCTTTACCAGCTCACGGCGCACGGGAGCGGCGTTGCCACGGAAGCCGACGCAGTTGGCGATGTGGTAAGTCATGGCCCCGTCGGAATGGATTTTCAGCATCTTGAGGATCTCTTCGCGCGACACGCGCTTTGCTGTTTTGGTCATGTGTCAGCTCTCCTTGTGCGCCTGGGCGCGTTGCTTTCGTTCCCACGCCTTGATTTCGCCGGCCGTCATGAACGAGTAGCTGTCGCAGCCGCAGGTCGGGCAAGCGTTTCGGGTGCAGCGCAAGCCGCCGATGGTGCCGGGCACCTTTTTCAGGTCGGTCTCGTAGCCGCGCCAGCTGCAGCGCGTGCGGCCGCAGCGGATCGGCGCCGTGCCGAATGGTGGGTGCTCTTTCATGTGCTCTCCTTGTGCCCAGTGGGGCGCGACGCCGGCAAGCTGATGACCAGCGGCCGAGGGATGTAGATGCCGCCGAACATGGCGGCGATGCTCAGGGCCAGGACGCGCTTACGCATCGAAGCCTCCACCGTTCTTGCTCACAGCCTCCGCCATGCCGGCCTCGAATTCATCAGCGCTCATGCCGCTGGCCGCGCCGCAGCCGCCGTCGCACGCATCGATGAACTCATCAAAATCCACATCGCCAGGCTCGCATCCATAGACTGCGAGGCAGTGCTCTGAGATCTTCTCGCGTGCGGCGTTGGCTCGGGTTGTTGCGGCGGCCAGCGAGTCGAGCGCGGCCTGCAGCTTGCTTTTCGAGAGCCGGCTCATCGCTGATCCACCTTGGCTGCTGCCTGGGCTGCGAGGAGGGCGTTTGCACTTCCAAAACGCCATGCTTTCAGGCAAATCTCGAAGTCGCGCTTGGTGAAGTCTTCTTCGTGGCGATAGGCCACCTCCGCCCAGGCAATGAATTCTTCGCGCATCCGTTCGGGAGACAGCACATCCACTGCAGGCGCAGCAGGTTCTGCATACAGGCGCACCGGGAAGCCGCTCGCATCGGCTGGGAAGATGGTTGCCATCGACCCAGCGCCGCCCTGCAGCTTTTCCAGTTCTGCGCGCGTTGTCACAGCCACGGGCACAGCAGGTGCCTGGGGCGCTGCTGCCGCGAGGTGAGCCTCAAATTCCAGCAGCGCGCCTTCTGCTGTGGTCGGCTCGCGGTCCTCTGGCTGGGAGTACATCCATTCGATGAATTGGCGAGCCGAGCCGACGGGGGCCGCAGGCGCTTCCAGGGCGAGGGACTTGTCCCGCGCCAAGTAGAGCGGCCACGCCAGCAGTGCCGCGCCGGGGTTGTCAGCAAAGAACTGCGCAGCGGCGCGCTCGTCGTCGTTGCGCGGCGTGGTGCGCCCAGCCACGCCGGGAGGCGCTTCCAGGGCGGGCGCTGAGGCGGGTTGGCGGCCTAGGTCGAAGTAGGCGCGCAACTGCTCAGAGGTGAAGAGTTCAGCGCCATGCACAATCCCGCGACCGTGCTTGAATCCGTAGTCAGTTGGCCGGCCGATGACCTCCCCACCGACCTGCTCGATGCACATCACCCCTTCGGGCAGCTGCGGATATTCGCCCTGGGGCGCTGCAGCGAGGGCGGCGGCCAGTGCTTGATACTTGGCGTCGAACCGCTCACTCCAGTACTCGTTTCCAGGCATAGCGTTTTGCGTCTTTTGCGCGTACTCGTCGCGCAGCTCGATCAAGTCGCGTGCAGCGTCCAACACTGCAGCACGCTCATCGGCCGGCCCAGCCACAGCGGCAGGAGCTGCCCCGGCGCGGGCTATGCGAGCCTCCAGCTTCTCGACCTCGGCTTTCAGATTTCGGATGGTCGTTGTGCCGTCCTCGGCTTCGGGCAGCTCGCGCAGCCACCACGCAGCCGGGCCGTCCTCGGTGTCGAAGATGGACACCAGCTTCCATCCGTCACCCGGAGGCGGCGTGGGCGTCCAGCCGGTCCAATTCACCGCCTCGCTCATGGCCTCGAGCGCATCGCCGTCGAGTTGGTCCTCGGCCATCGTGTGGACCAGCTCCAAGCCCAGCGCGGCGTAGAAGCTGCGGGGCATCATGCCTTCGTCCAGCCACGGCAGCTCGGGGTGATCGCCCAGGCCCATCTCGTCGCGCTCCATGGCGCGGCCGTCGAGCATGCGGGCCTTCCAGCGGTCGTCCAGCACAGGATGAGTCTTGCCGGCGCGCAGCTGCTCGATGGCGGCAATGATCGGCTCGGCGCCGGGGTTGATGTCCGAATTGATGCCCAGGCAGTCGCTGACTTGGCCCAGGGCCTCGCAGGCAGCGTCGAACATGCGGGCGTACTGCTCGATGGTGGTGCCTGCCAGGGTTGTGGGCTCCTCGATCTGTTGCAGGCACTGGCTGCCAGAGCGGGCGTGCTGGACCTCTGCGATGCGCACCATCGCGGCCCAGGCCTCGTGCAGTTCCTGGGTGTTGCAGCCGATGAAGGGGCGCAGGAGTGCGGTGCTGGGTTCGCGCGGGATCAGGATGTGGGTCATGGTTTGCTCCGTTCGATTTGCCATGCGCTGGCGGTTTTGGAAATGACGTGGCCGGCGCGCAGCAACAGCTGCCTATCGGCCTGGGGACGGGTCGGGTTCAAGCGGCGACTCCGTAGATCAGCGCCTCATGGGCGAAGTTGGCGCGGGCCAGGGCCTCGGCCACCTTTGGGCAGACGCTGTTGCCAACCATGCGGACCTGTGCGGTGGTGCTCAGGTCGATGAGGGGCACGTCGCGCGGATCGGCGGCCTGCTTGCCGCCGCGGAACAGCAGGGCCGGGTCGGGCACGCGCTCGAATTGGTAGCCCTCGGGGAAGCCCTGGGCGCGGAACAGCTCGCGCGGCTTGAGCATGCGCAGCGTGATGTCAACAAGCACCCACCACTGGCCTGCGTGCCACATCAGGACCAGCTCGGCCGGGTCTGGGAAGTGCTCTGGCAGGTGCTTGTGCAGCAGCTCGGCGCAGAGCCGGGCGCGCTCGGCATGCTCGGGTGCCAGCGTGGCGGCCGGCACTTGGCAGGTCTGCACCAAGCCCATGCGCGCCTTCGTTGGCACGGTGTGCATGGGCTCGCTGCAGGCGCTGTCTTGGCCGCCTTCGCTGTAGTACTTCACCAGGTACGCCGTGATCAGGCGCTGCTGCGTGCCGCTGGAGGTCACCGTGGACATGGGGTCCGCCGCGCTGCGGCCGTCGCCGTCGTAGAACCCGCCGTTGGCCTGCTCCAAGCACGCGGCCACTATGGCCTGCTCGCCCCGGTTGGCGCCGGTGACGGTGCGGAGCGGCTCGCGCGGGTCGTTGCCGGTGCGCTCGCCGTGGTGCGTTAGGTGGGTCAGGTGCACTGCAGCCAGCGCACTGGTGCCGCCGCTGGCCGTGACGGTGTTGAGCGGCACTTCCAAGCTGCGGATGCCGTGGCTGAAACGCTTGCCACCGGCAGGCCCTTCGCCGTGGCCCATGTCCACCAGGTGCGCCGCCACCAGTGCATGGTGGCCGCCTGTCGTCACGGTGCGCAGCGGGCTGTCGGGCGCGGCGCCGGGGTGGCCGGTGGTGTTGGTCATGACCAGGTGGCCCTGCACCACAGCACTCTTGATGCCCCCGGCCACCACAGTCCCAAGTGGAGCCGCGATGTCCTGCACGCGCGGCTGCTGGCCCTCGCGCTCGCCGTAGCCGATGGTGACCAGGTTGGCGCCCACCAGGGCGTGGTGTGTGCCGCTGGCCGCCACGGTGGATAGGGGAGCATCCACGGAATGGCCGACCAGGTGCTGCTCGGACGTGCCGCGCAGTGGGGCCAGCGTGGGCGCCACGACGCTGAAGTGCCCGCCCTTCACCTGCGCGCAGATGGTGCGCAGCGGCGCGTCGACCGGCATGGTGCGCTGGTTGCTGGCGTTCGCGTGCTCATTGAGATACGGTGCCTGGGCGCCGACGATGAACGGGCTGGCACTGGTGAGGACATGGCGCCACAGGCCCTTCGCCACGCGGCGCATGGTGTTGTCCACCAGCGGCCGGCGACGGCCGAACACGCTTTCGGCGGGCAGGTCGAAGTCGATGCACTCGGCGGCCGTGCGGTGCGCGGCCAGCTTGCCCGCGATGACGCGGCGATCCGTGGGCTCGGCGTGAGTCTGCTCGGGCCAGACGATGGGGAGGCCGTCGCGGCGTGCCACCAGGAACAGGCGCTTGCGGATGGTGGGCGTTCCGTGGTCGCTGGCCCGCAGTTCGCGCCAGTCCACCTGGTAGCCGTGGGCCTTGAGCTGGCGCACGAACGACTGGAAGGTCTTGCCGCGGCGCGCGGGGTCCGGCCGGGCCTGGCCATCGGGGCCTACCAGGATCGGGCCCCAGGTCTGAAACTCCTCGACGTTCTCAAGCATCAGCACGCGGGGCTTGCACATCGCCACCCAGCGCATGCCCACCCAAGCCAGGCCACGGATGTGCTTGCTGACCGGCGTGCCGCCCTTGGCCTTCGAGAAGTGCTTGCAGTCCGGCGACAGCCAGACCAGGGCCACGGGCTGATTGCCGGTGACCTGGATCGGGTTCACGTCCCAGACCGACTCGCACAGGTGCAGCGTGTGCGGGTGGTTCGCGGCATGCATGGCCAGCGCCTCGGGGTCGTGGTTGATTGCAATGTCCACGGGCCGACCGAATGCAGCTTCCAGGCCGGTGGACGTGCCGCCGCCGCCGGCAAAGTTGTCGATGATGAGTTCGCCGGGGAAGGCCAGCGGCATGGTGAAGTTGTCGCGCTTCATCGGTTGGGATTCCTTCGGGCGAAAAAAAAGCCACTCGCGGCAGCGCCGGGCGGCTTCGGGGTTAGAAAAGCCCGCGTTGTGCGGGCTCTGGTTCGGGTTGTCGTGTCGCGCGGCGCCGGGTACTGGTCGCGGGCGGCGGTGCAGCAGAGGCCTCGATGCGCTCGCGCTGCAGGGGCTCGTAGTCGGGGTTCAGCTCGCAGCCCAGGTACTGCCGGCCGAGCTGGAGCGCGACGGCCGCTGCCGTACCGCTGCCCATGAACGGGTCCAGCACGATGTCGCCTGCTCGAGATCCGGCACGAATGCACGGCTCGATGAGCGCGGGCGGGAACGTGGCGAAGTGCGCTCCCTTGTAGGGCCGCGTGGCCACAGTCCAGACGCTGCGCCGGTTGCGCGTGGGGCTGGTCGCGCGGAAGGCCTCGCGGCCCGGCATGGCGTTGGTCTTGCCGGCGAAACCGCCGCGCTTCACGCTGGGCCTGAGCCTTCCCTGTGGTGGCGCACCCGGCACGGGGCCGCCCATCGGTGGGTAGTTGTTCAGGCCGGCCGCAGGCTCTTGCATGGCATCGCTGTCGAAGAAGTAGCGCGGGCCCTTGGACAACAGGAACAGGTATTCATGCGCCTTGGTGCAGCGGTCCCCAACGCTCTCCGGCATCGGGTTAGGCTTGTGCCAGATGATGTCCTGGCGCAGGTACCAACCATCGGACCGGAGCGCGAACGCCAGCATCCAGGGAATGCCGATGAGGTCCTTCGGTTTCAGGCCTGTCGCCGGCACGCGCCGCCGGTTCTGGACGACCGCTGCCATCGGGCCCTTGCCGATGGTGGGGTGAGAGGTTGCGCCGCGGCTGCCCGTGGCATCGTAGCCGCCCGCGTTGCTGGCGTAGCTGTCCCCGATGTTGAGCCACAGCGTGCCATCGTCGGCCAGCACGTCGCGCACGCAGCGGAACACCTCGACCATCGCGGCGATGTACTGCTCCGGCGTCTGCTCCAGGCCCAACTGGCCGGCATGCCCGTAGTCGCGCAGGCCGAAGTAGGGCGGCGACGTGACGCACATCTGGGCGCGGACGCCCTGGGCCGCCCAGGCGCGCATGGTGTCTCGGCAGTCGCCGAATTCGATGGTGTTCATGGGGTCCAGAAACAGGAAAGCCCTCGCGGTAGACCGTGAGGGCTTCGGGGGATGGGTTAACAGCAGCGGGCAGTTAGCTGATGGCAGATACTATTAGTTGACTAAATGTATTAACAGAATCAATCAATCATGCATAAAAGGGGTTGCTATACGAGAGTGTCACCAACTTTGATGCTCTGTATGAAACTCTTTCTTGCTTTAGTTGTTTCCGCTGTTGTCAAGCGTGCTCGTTACATTCTTCCAAGTCAAATGCGCAAACGCAGTTTGTCAGAGCTTGCTCTGTCCGTTGCTGTCTGGGGTATTGGAATTTCCTCTGCAAACCTGGTTAGCAGTGGGCGCTTCGTCGTCGGGGTACTTCAAGCTTTATCTGCTTATCTGATTAATCGTCTTCTCGAGCGATTAGACACAAAGCGCGGATAAAGGTTCAATGGCGCAGAAATGCGCCATTTTCCTCAACGTCATTCAATCAGTAGCGATGTGCGGTCCTTGCCGACAATCCAGTTGGGCGGCTTCCCGCGGCCGGTCCACGTCGCACCGGTGGCCGGGTCGCGGTACTTCGGCACGCCCACGCTGCTTTTGGCCTTGCCCTGGGGGAAGACATCGGCAGCGGTCAGGTCGTGCTCCTGGATCAGCGCGCGGGCCGCGGCGATGCCCTCGGCTTTGCGCTCGGCCTGGGCCTGGGCGATCTGGGCTTCGAGTTCGGCCTTGCGGGCCAGCAGGGTCTGGTAGTCGGTCATGTCAGGGGTTCCTTTCTTGGACGGGGTGGTCAGTGGCCGCAGGGCAGGGCATCGCCGCGGTGATGGTCTTCGGGCAGTTCGGCGCCACAGCCGAAGCAGTGCGTGGGCTTCTGCTCGTCCCACCAGATGGCGCGGGCACGTTCGGCGGCGCGGCGCGCGGCTGGCAGATCGCGCTCGGCGCGCGTGGGCTGGTGTTCGGTGTCTTGGTTCATGCTGTTGAGGCTGGGGCCGCCGGCCGCATCCAGATACTGGCGAGCATGTCGGTGGCGCGCGGGCGGGAGGGGTTGCGGATGCGATAGCGGCGGTACTTGTCACACACGCAGGCGTTGCACTGGTCGGCCAGCCCGTCGGGACTTTTGACCAGGGCGCGGAAGAAGCCCACGTCGGCGGGCCAGGGCTCGCCGCAGGTGGTGCAGACCTTTTCGGAGGCGGTGGCCATGTCAGAACGGCACATCGCCTGGCTTCAGATCTGGAGGGGCACAGGCCGGGCCTGTTGTGGTCAGCGAGGTCGGCAGGGCTTGCCCCACGCCTGTTCGACCCTCGCCGCCGAGCGCTTCAATCAGGTCGGGGATGAGTTTGGACAGCTCACCCGTCGTGATCGCCACATCGGCATCGAAACCGCCATCGCCATCCTTGGACTCGGTCACGACATCGAGCATCGCAACCTTGCGCAGCTGCAGGCCTTGGGTCAGCACGAAGCTCACGCGGTCGTCCCAGGTCATGGCGACGCGCGTGGGCAGCTTCCCGTGCTCGATGTGCTGCTGCACCTCGGCGATGTCCAGCGGGTGGCGTCCGTAGCGCACCACGGCCTTGGATTCGTCGGCGGCCTTGAGCTCGCATTCACGGTCAATCGAAAAGCCGGCCGGGCTTTCCTGCGTGGTCAGCCAGTGCGCCATGGCGGCCTGTGCGCTGGTCTGCGTATCGACC